TTGGTACAAATTTTTATTTAAGAGTTGGAACTGGAACAGGAAATGAATATTGTGAATTTGATGATGTTCAAGTAATAGACTTAGGCAAATCATATCCTCCTAAAACTTTCCACACAGATTATGGAATAACTGAAAGCCCCGCAAACGTAACAACAGGACTCTTAGAAAACACACCATTTAAAATAATAGATGGTTCATGGAAAATAACTACTGATACAATAGAAGGTAAAGATGTGAAAGTAATCGAATGTGTATTATCAGGTACTTGTTATGTGCCTACAAGCTTATTTCAACAAACACCAACAGAATCAGCCTATGGAACATGGGAGTTTTGGCTTAAAAAAAACCTTGGTGGTAGTAGTACATTTTTTAATTTTTGTTGTTCAGCAAATAAAAGAATAGATGCAACTAATAACGGTTATATATTTTACATAAGTAGTACTGAATATGTAGAAATAGGAAGAGTAATTGGTGGAGCGTCAGCATCTCGAACAAGAAGTTCAGCTGGATATGTTGATGTTCAAACATGGTATAAAGTTAAAATAACAAGAGCAAGTAATGGTCTAACATATTTATATATTAAAGGTGGTGCTTATAATGAATGGACTTTGACAGATAGTTCTGCGTCAGGTACTAACCCGTTTACAAATAATGAATATACAACATCAGATTATGTATCTTTAGAGTTTGACCCTGGCGATAAAGTAGCTTACAGTGACTTGAAAGGAGACCATTCAATAATAAAGAGGTTATCCTAATGACGAATATTAAAATAATAAAAGACAATAAAATTAAATTGATAGGAATCATTATTACAGTATTAACTTTAATAATTTGTACAAGTATTACTTTTGGACAATTAGTGAATCGTGTGGAAAATTTAGAAGAACAATCTATAGATATAGATGTTACTGAAAATACTGTTATAGCACTAGAAACACAAGTTGTGTCTATGCATGACGATATTATAGAAATTAAAGCAGATGTGAAGGAGTTATTAAAAAATGGTAAGGAATGAATTGCAGAAACCTGTAGTTAATACTGTGAGAGCACAGTTGAATTCTCCTATTGTTAATACTACTAGAGCTTCACTTCAAAAACCAGTTATAAGAGGTACTTAAATTGAGCAGAAAGATTTTGTGGGATAATCCTTTGGACGATACAGTGACTAACGTAGAGGTTAGTTTTGCTGGAATAAAACACGGTGGCTATATAGTTGCTACTACATTAGATGCTACAGATGATGGTGCGGCTAAAGGCACTGGTAATAATTGGGTTGGAAGTTATACTCATGCTAGTGGAAATACTAATGATTGGTATAAGTTAAGATATTATGATGGTACTTATTATTCAGATTATTCTGAGCCAGTGACTTCTGGAGATAAGACTTTATTGTGTAATGTTGCAGATGTTAAGAAAGTTGTTAATACTGTTGGAAGATGGGGAAACAGTGAGATAGAAGAAGTTATTGGAGAAGTTACTGAAGATGTTTATGATGAGATGGGAACTCCTATTAAGGCTATATGGTCAGATATTGGTTCTATTAATAGTGTTAATCAATCTGATTATTATGTTGGTGAAATGCCAATTTATAAAGTTGATAGAGTGTTTTATGGTACAACTACTAAACATGAATTGTTTTTAGCTGATGGTTATGATATTAATTCTGAATATGGGATGATTAGGTTAGCGACAACTGGCACGTCCGCTGTTACTCTGGACACGTCTAGTGAAGTTGAAGTTCATTTTGTTCCTAGATTATATAATAAGTTAGCTATTTTTAAGACAGTTCAGAGATTGTTAGAGAAAGTAGATACTGTTAGTGGTGGAGAAACTAGTAAAGAGTTATCTGTTATTAATGCAAGAATTGATATGATTTATGATAAGGTAGAGAACATGAATGCTCCTATATTGTCTTCAGATTTTAAGAATTATGCAAGTAAATATGGTGTCAATATGACTAGAGTAATTCAAGACTTTGATAGAAATAAATATTATGCAAGTTATGGATGGTGATTATAATGGTTAAACAAAAGATGGTTCAAAATCGTAAAAACACAGACCTGTATAAAGGGTTTGGAATTGGTAAAGATGATTTAGATAGAGCAGTAGCTGTAAATTATACTATAGATTGTAATACTAGAACATCAGAAAATACCGAACCTAAGATGAAGAAATAAAATGTACACGATTGTTATATAAAATACAAACATTTATATACTAGAACACACTATTAGTATATTAAAGTATTATTTTCGACTCGTGGAGTCAAAATTTCCCTCGTGGAGGATTGAAAAAATGGATTCAGTAAGTGCAATGTTGGCAGTTAGAAATACATTAAGAAGCTACTTACAAGACCCTTTAGAAACTGCTGGTGGAAGAAGAGATGGTTTAGATTGGGTGTGGGCGGATGAGCCTCATGCTAATAATAAATTTCCAGTTATTGAATTAAAGAAGATTAACAATCCAAGTGTTCCAATAGATATTGGAACTGATTATACAGAGTATGAGCAATTGTTCATAAACGTCTGGTTTTATTCTAAGAATGGTTTTAAGATAACAGTTAGTGGTGTAGAATATGCTAATGGTCAAGTGGTAGAGTATTATCAAGGTCTTATTAAATCAACATTAAAAGCACATTTTACTGACTTGTGTGATTTAGGAGCTGATATGTATAAACATATTAATTCTACAACTATTGCATATGATAAAACAACACAATTATATAGAGGGGCAGCAACCATAAGAATTGCGTGGTTCAATAATTAAAATGGTAGTTGCAACATCAATAACAGTACAAGATAACTTGGGAGGTTTAACTCCTGCAATGTTATTTCCAGCGTTAACTAAGTCTGTTGAAAGAGTTAGTGAAGTATTTATAACAGAGGCTAAGGCGCATTATGCTAAAGTAAGAAGAACAACTAACACTCCAATTGGAGAAAGTTTGATTATGGAAAGTTTTTTATATAAACCTACACTAAGTACGCTTACAAGTGTTGGTGGAATAGTTTATGCTGATTTAGGAATAGCATGGTATGCTCCTTTAGTAAATGATGGACATAGTTTTAGAGAAGGTAAAGGAAGTTTTGAAGGACATCATTTTATGGAAGTTGGATATACTAAAGCAAAAACTATGGCTGTTCCAATAGCATTAGAAGAATTAAAAAAATTAAACACAAAACTTAGTAAAGGGCGTGGGTCAAATATGTTCAATGTAGTTTAAGTGGAGGAGAATAATTATGGTATTAATTAAATATATAGGAAACAGAAATGAATGTAAAGTAAGCACTGGAAGTGCTCGTTTTGATGATTGGAAAAGATTTGAAACAAAAGATGTTTGTCCTAGAGTTGGTATATCATTACTAGCTAATAAGAAAAACTTTGAACTTGTCGATAAAATAGAAGAGAAACAAGAAGTTAAAGAAGTCGACGAGTGTGAAGTGTCTAAAGAATTAAACGTGGATGAGATGAGTAAAGATGAACTTTTAGATTGGACGGCTCTAAAAGGAATAGAAGCGGATTACAGTATGTCTGTAAAGAAACTTCAAAAATTAGTAAAAGAACATTTAAAAAATTTAGAGGATAAAAATGGTAATTAAAAATATAACAAGTGGTGATGTTCAATGGTAAATTCCGGCTACAAACAAAGCCTTTTTTGGGGCAATGAGACTGCTTATGGTTCATCAGGAACGATTAATCGTTCTATGGGACTTGTACAGTCAGTTAATCCAACAGAGTCAAACTCGCTTATAAAAGTAAGAACTTTGGGCGGAACCAGAGATTATAATAATATAGTTCCTGGCAAGTTTGAAATAACAGGTAGTTTCGACTATTTTCTTCAAGACGGAACATTCTTAAGACAAGGATGGTCAGAAGATACAGCAACTACAGCAACAGTAGATTCAGGTCCTAGAATTCACACTGGCGGAGCTGGTACAGCATATTTACACGTAATGGGAAGCGCGGCTTCACCTACAGTAGATTGTTTTCCAAGTTTCTCGTTGGAATTCGCAGATGATGAAGGTACATGTGGAGATGCAGATTACAGCTCTAAAAACTTACATAGATTATATGATGGTTGTAGAGTGAACACAATGGGTATTAGTGGTGCAGTTGATGAACCAGTAAAAGTCAGTGTTGATTGGCAAGCTCAGGGAGTAACGGTTTCTACAGCAGGTAAAACTTCTGTTACAGAAAGCACAGACGACCCTTATGTATTTTATCAAGGAATTGTATATGCAACAACTGGTGAAATAACATCATATGATACAATAGGTACAGGTTCTAGACTTGCTGAAGTTAATAGTTTCGATGTTAGTGTAAATAATAACTTAGAAGCTATTTGGTATGTTTCAGGAACTACGTCTACACATCAAACTCTTAGAGGTTTGAAACAACTAATTCCAAAGGGTAGAGATTACGAAGCAAGTTTGAATCTACACTTTGCAGATAAAACAATGTATCAGAGATTCCTAGGTTCTGAGAGTGCTACAACTGACCAGTCTACACTTACTTCTTATAGTATAGTGCTTGATTTTGTTAGAAGTGGAGCAATTGGTTCAGACCCTAAACTGGTAACAGATGATTGGATGAGAATTGTTTTAAGAAATTGCTTGTTTAATGATATAAATATTGCTGGTTCTCCAGAAGATATTATAACTGAAAACATTGGAGTTTTTGTTGAAGCATCTAAGCTATATATAGTTGACAATGAGAATGACTATTCGGACTAAACTTAGTCCTTTTTTTTCTTTTTTTTTAATTTTAATAAAATAAATAATAGGTGAGAAAATAAAATGACACTAAAGAGAGAAGCGGTATTGTATCCTCGTGATGAGGAAGGAAAATTAATTCCTATGGAAGTGGAATTGTTTATTGATGAAGACAACGAAGATTATGAAAAGTATAAGAATGAAACTATTGTTATGACTCCGTTAATGCGTGGTGAGTTAAGAAAGCTTTCTACAGAAGTTTTAGAAACTGAACATTATGTAGATAAAGATGCTGAATTAATAATTAAACATTGTTTAAATCCTAAGTTTGAAAAGAAAGATATTGAATTTATGAGACCTATAGTAAGTCTTATAGTTAATACAATATTATCAGAGAGTGGTTTAGCTATAGGTAAAGGTAAGACTCAAAAACAAGCTATGAAAGAACGAGAGGATGCTTTTGCAAAAAACTCCGAAGAATTAAGTCAAAGCGAGAAGAAGGCGATTTAATTCTGTTCTTACATAATTATGGGTATAATTTCTTCAATTTAGGACGCTTAACGTATAGTGAGATTGACGTACTTGTTGATGCGTTTAATAGAGAGCAAAAGAAGTTAGAAAAAAATAGTAAAAAAGGTAAAAAGAAATAATGGTAGGAGAAGGAAGTAGTAATAGTCTGGTTACAAACATACTATTTAGAACATTAGGCGGAGCAGCCGCTGTTAAACAATTAAATGCAGTTAAAGCTAGTGGTAAACAGGTTGCTAAAAGCAATGTTCAACTTACTAAGTCAGTTAAGGATTTAACTAAGGACGAACAAAGACTTATTGATACTCTTGGTAAAGCAGATTCTAAATTTAAACAAGTAGGTAAGACAACAGAACGTTATAAAAATCAGGTGGATAGCAATACTAAAGCTATACAATCACACCAAAAGAGTATAACTAAATCTTATTCTGATGGAACTAAAACTGTTAGTGTTACTAATACTATGACCAAATCTCTTGATAAAAATAAAAAGATGTGGCTTAGTGGAATTCCAGCAGTTGATAATCTTAACAAGTCAATGAATGAACTTCGTTGGACTATGGTTAATGTTGGTTTCGTTCTTATGGCGGCAGCCGCTGTAGCGTATCCTTTTGTTAAACTTGCTCAGTGGGGCATGGAAACTGAATTACTATTTAAACGTATTGAAGTAGTTTCGGGAGTATCAGCAAAAGTTATTAAAGAAAATATAGAGTCTATTTCTAAAAATTCTATTTTTTCATTGGAAGAATTAGGAGAATCATATTTAGAGTTTACAAAACAAGGATTTTCTGCTGCAGATGCTATGAGAGCTATGCCTGCTATACAAGATTTGGCTATTATTGGATTTACTGATTTAGCTACTGCTACTGAAATGGTTGCGCAGATGATGCACCAGTTTAGTTTGGATGCAGGTGAAGCAGAAAGAATAACTAGTGTGTTAGCTAAAGCGGCTAATTTAAGTGCGGCTGATGTTGAGACGTTTGGAGTTTCTATGTCTTATGCTGGTCCTCTTGCGGCTCAAGCAGGACTATCTTTTGAAGAAACAGCGGCTTCTTTGGCAATTCTAAGTAATACTGGTTTAGGAGCTTCTAAAGCTGGTACTTCTTTTGCGGCTATGATGACGCAAATGATTAGTCCTTCTGATAAAGCTGTAAAGATTATGAGAAGTTTAGGAATATCTTTCTTCACTGCTTCGGGAGAAATGAAAGACATGACTCAAATTGTTGCAGAGTTCGGTTCAGTTTTAGAATTACTTCCAGATGAACAAAAAACTGCGGCATTGGTAGAGATTTTCCAAACTCGTGGTTCAAGGTCTATGAGTGCGTTAACTAAGTCTTTTAATGATGGTGAAGGAAGTATTAAAGGATTTACAGCGGCTTTAGATGATAGCACTTATGCTATGGAGAAAGCGGCAGAGATTTCTGATACTACTTCTCTTAAAATGAAAGAAGTTGTTGAAGGTATTAAAACATCTGTTAAATTACTGTCTGATGATAATTCAGGATGGGTAGATAGTTTTTTTTCAGAAATAGATGCCAGTTCTACTGCTAATAGAATTAGAGATATTAACGTTGTTCTTAGAGAGAATGAGATGCAAATGTTAGCCACTTCTGATGCTACGGAAAAGGCTACGGCTTCATATGAAGCTAATAGAGGAAAATTGGTATTTCCAGACACTCCGGAAGAAAGAGATACTAGTATTGATAATATAAAGTTCTCTATGATGGATAAAGAAATCACAGAGAATATGTCAGTGTTGGACAGAGCTAGAACAGAACAACGTGGTCAGATATCTTTAAATGCTGTTGTTGCTAAACAAAATCTAGAAGAATTAATAGACACTCAGAAAATAGAATTAGACTCTATTATTGAAATAGGAGAGGCTACTATGACTGTTAAGGATGCAATAAAGAATCTAGGTTCAGAATTTAATAGTTTAGATGATTTATCTGCTATGGGTATAATTTTTGATAGAAATGAAGTTGCTGATTATAGTAATGCAGTTACTGCCATGTTTTCGACATTAGAAGGAGCAGGCGCTAAAGTAATGACTGACGTTAATAGAGCGTTTGAAAATGGTGCTTTAACTCTTACAGATATAGTTTTTATGTCAAAAGAAGAACAAGCTATTTTAGAAAAACAAGGTAACACTCAGAATGATATTGATTCTATAATAAGTGATAGAGCTAGTTCTTTAATTAACGTTATTAATGGACAAGAGGTTTTAAACGATTTATCTCTGGAAGAAAGGCAATATTGGAGATATATTTTGCAACAAATGGTTGATGCTGAAAATCATTTAACAGCTTTAGCGGCTGGAACAAAAGCAGTTAATAATATTACTGGAGATTTGGTTGATAAGTATAAAGATATATCTTCTTATAAACAGTTTGAAACGTTAAAAACTGTTTTAAAAGATGTGTCTACTGCTATGGAAGAGATTGCTCAGTGGTCTGTAATGTTAGGCGAAGAAGGTAAATTAGGAGAACAGTTTGATATTTCTGAAGATTTAGGAGAAGCTTGGAGTGCGATTAATTCTCTTAAAACTGAAATGGAAGATTTAATTCCTGTGCTTGAACAGTTAGAAGATGATAAATCAGCACTTGCAATTGTTATTAAAGAGACTACTAGAGATTTAAAGGACGAACGAGCTGAGTTATCTAAATATAAAGCAGAATTAAAAGAAGTTAATAAGCTTATTTCTAATCTTACAAGTGCTAGATATGAAGACCAGACTGCTACAGAAAAGCTTATGGCGGCTGGAGAAAGATGGCTTTTACAACAAAAACTTTCTGATAGAGGTATTGGCGATGCTCAAGCTTATATTCAACAGATGTTGGCTAGAAGTACTCATGGTTATGAATTATTATATGATGAGATTATGAACGTTGATAGTGCTGTTGCTAACAGTAAAACTACGTATGATTCTTGGGTTGAAACAGTTTCTGAATTTATTAGACAAACAGTTTCTAGTGGTAATCAAATGGCTACTAATGTTTCTGGAGCTATTACTAAATATCAAACTTTGTTATTATCTACTTCTAAGTTTGACGACAGTAATGATACAGATACTGATAAGTATGAGAACGTTGAGGAAGTTATAAGAAATCTTAGTGATGCTTATAAATTGTATTATGGTGAAATGGAAGATGATGTTAAGTTCGCGGCTCAAGAGCATGAGGAAGCGGCTAATGGTATTTATGATTCATCTGGGGAAGTAATTGATAGTTTACAAGAACAATGGGAAGCTCAAGCTGAGTTAGTAGATATTATAAAAATACATCAAGATGAAGTAAATAGATTAACTGAAGAATTAGCAGGACAGAAAACTGCTTATGATGATATAGTTATTTCAATAGATAAAATTATAGATAGGTTTGATGTTATGGTTGAGTCAGCTAAAGAAGCCGCAAGAGCTATTAAATCTATTGAATCTACTGACGATGTTACAGAAACTAGTAGTACTGATGGAAGCACTGTAGATAAATGGGGGAATTTTGACCCTCAAGCATTTTTGGCTAAAATAACTACTGATGCTGGAACTATAGCTAGAGATTCTTTTGCATATACTGGTAATAGAGGCACTGCTGAAAACTTATATTCTGAAAATGAATTATCACAATTATCTAATTTACCTGCTGGTGGAAGTGTTACTGATTATAGTAGTAATATTCAAAATAAATATGATGATTTTGTTATGAGACCTGGTCAAAAGCCAATAGCTTTCAGTGGTGATGATACTCTTGTTGGTATGAAAGATACTGATGCATTAGGCGGTAGCGGAGTGCAGATTTCAAATATTAATATTTCAGGAGTTAGTGGTGATGCAAACGAGTTCGCTTATCAGTTTGCTGAAAGTTTACGTAGAGAATTAAGAGCTATATAAGAGGAGATTAAAACGGCATACGCAACAGAAATTACATTTAATGGGGTGGTACTTAATGTTCCTACTTGTTCACCTTCTAGTAAACAGAAGAAGCTTAAACAAGTTATGGGGAAGACACTTACTCAAATTCCTATTATAGGGTTAGCTAGTAAACAATGGGAACTAGATATTTCAGGAATAATTAAGGGGACAACTAAAGCTAATGTTGATACTAATAGAGCAAATATGGAAGCTTTAGATGATTCTGATTTCCATGCTTACGTTGATGGTTTGCATAATGGCACATATATTTTAGAACCTGGGAGTTTAAAATTTCAAGATAAGGGCGAGAATCAAATGAGTAATCGTTACAGCCTCAGGCTTATTGAAGAATGATTATAGAGAAATGATACAATGAATAAATCAGCTAAAACAACGATTGTGCTTGGCGCACTTTTATTAATGGTTATTTTAACTAGTTCTATCTATGTTTTTATGCCTGAGAACGTTAAGATTGTTGTTGAGCCTACTGTTACTAAATTTTATGTTTGGGAGGACACTGTATTACGACCTAATGGTGCGTGGGTTTTAGGTGCTGAAGGACGTATGAAATTGTTAGATGGTACTACTTATATGAATCGTAATTATGATAAGATAGATAAGAAGATTTGTACTGATGATGACCCTATTGATTTAGTTTGTAGTGTGAGAGCAACTATTATTCCGGTGTACGAAAATAGTGTGATTGTTAAAAATATAAGTAAACAAATAAGAACTTCATTTTATAAAGAGAATATAAGTACAATAGAAACATATACTTATGATGGTTCTGTAACTGATGTTGAACTTATTCCTATAAGTGTTAGTTCTGAGTGTTTTAATTGTGAGAACAAAATTGTGTTATTCGAGTTTGATAAAATAACTTATGATGGCGAGTCTAAAGATGTTACTAGTCCTTTTAGTTTTGGACATAGAATGAAGGTTGAGTGGGGAGATGGTGCTTATTATGCTAAAGTTCGTCAGAATAAATATGCTTCTGATAAATTATTAATTCGTTACAGACCTATTAGTAGTTATGAAACTTATGATGTTAGAATGTTTGACCCATTATTAGAAGTTACAGATTTCAACGTTACTGCAAGCATAGGCCCTACTTACTTGTTAGATAATGAAACCATTCTTGGTTATTGTAATGGTACTGATCCTGATGGAAACAATTATACTTACTTCAGGAAATGGTACAACGATAATGTTTTGAATGAAAGCAATTCACCTAATGAAACTTTCGCATTAACTCATACAATTGCTTTATTGGATGATCCTAAAGCTTCTGCAAGTAATGATGATTACTTATTTTTTGCAATTGATTATTCTCCTGCTAATGCAACAATATCTGTTTATAACAGGACTGATAAATCTTTCGTAATTAATTTAAGTAACATTGCGAGTGACATAAATGATATAGTTGTTGATGATGATTATTTGTATGCTGGAGCTGACACTGCTGATGTTTACGTTTTTAACACTACTGATTTGAGCAATCCATTTAATTTAACTACTCCTAATGGAAGAATTGAAGGTATGTATGTTGATGATGATTATTTGTATTTAGCTTGTGGTGTTGGAGGTGCTGAATTAGTGGTTATGAATAAAAGTGATTCGTTTACTATTGTTGCTACTAATACTGATGCGGGAGATTATTATTTAGCAACTTATGCTGATGATGATTTTTATTATGGTGCTAGTCAGGATGATGATACTTACGTGTATAACAGAACTTCTTTTGCTTTGCATGATACAATTGTTGGAACGAATGATAATGACGCAGTGTATTCTAATGGAGTTCATGTTTACGTTGGAGATTCAGGAACTAATGTTAAAGTATATAATGTTGGAGCTTTTTCTCTTAACACTTCTTTAACTGGAATATCTGGTTCGGTTCTTGATGTTTTAGGTGATGGAAACTTCGTTTACGTTAGTGGGGATGGAGGGGTTGATGCGTTTAACGAAAGCGATAATTCTTTTTACAAATCAGTTTACGCTAGTCAAAGTTGGAAAGTGTATGAAGATGATTATTACTTTTTGTTTGGTGCGGTTAACAATAATGCTTACGTTCACAGTAAGTATGAAGAATATGAGGATGGAGTAAAAGTTAATGTTGATAACTTTTCTTATAGTGTTAGTTCTGGTGATTTGATTAATTATTCTTGTAAGGGTTTTGGTGTTCGTGGTAATAGTACTGTTAGTATGACTTCTGCTACTGTTCATCAGAGTGTTATTGAATTGTATAATCCTAGTGAAGCTGAAGCATTTCAGGCTTCTAATATTACTTTTGATTGGCGTAACGAAACAGATTATGATTGGTGCGGTTATAGTTTGAACGGTGCAGGTTATACTGAAGCAAGTCCGAACGTTACTGTAACGATTAATAATACTGCAAGTTCTTATTGTTATCAAGAGACTGCAAACGTGAGTACTGCGTGTGGTGGACTTGATACTGGTGCTTATAATTGGTCTGGAGATTTTACTGATGGAACAGGTGGTTGGCCTCTTAGACCTGGCAGTAATGGCTATGATGCTGATTGGGACACTGATGGTCAATTACTTGGAGGTTCATCCGCACACGTAGGAAACATATATATGAATTACAGTAAGCCAACTACTGCTCAAAATGCTATTTGGCAATATAAAATAAATACTGATGGTTCTGTTTCATTGACTCAAAATTCAAGCATTCCATCTTCTTGTTTTGATGAGGATATTTTACAATTAAGGGTTTTATTAGATTGGCATGCAGGTACTTATACAGGTAATGAAATAATGTATTGTCATAATAGTACTGGGTGGCAAGAAGTATTTAATGAAGCAATAGATGGAACTGCTCCATTATTCTATGAAGAGGGGATTTATTGGTCTATACTGGATAATAATTTGTTAGAGGGAGATAATAATGTTACGATTAAGTGTAATAATAGTGTTGGTACTGATTTTTTTAGTAGCACTACTAATTTTAGCATAAATAGTTTTTGGGTTGAAAACGTGAGTATTAGTCCTGACCCTGCTTATTCAACTCAGGATTTAACTTGTTCTTGGGACGGAGCAAACAGTAATGATTTTGTAGATTGGTATGTAGAAAATAGTTTAGTTCAGAGCGAACAACTACCAATATATTGTTATCAAGAAACAGCTAATGTTAGTACTGCTTGTGGCGGTCTTGATACTGGAACTTATGATTATACTGGTGCTGGTGATGTTTTAGGAGCTTATGATGGTGTTTGGACAACATCAGGATTTATGGATAAGAATGAAAATATTTCTATTAATTATACTATTCCTGATGGCCTAGTATCTGCAATATGGGAAACTAAATTAGATAGCTTTACATTAAGGGATAATCATACAGTCCCTTCAGATTGTTTGAGTGGTTCAACTTTAGAACTACAAATAAAAAATGGTGATGCGTATGCCATATATACTTTAACCTGTTATAATGGTTCCGAATTTATAAATATTAGAAATGCAACAGCGTCTGCTTGGCCTGCTTACGAAGAAGCAATGTGGTGGAATATGAGTGGAAAGGATACACTTGATAGTTCTTATTTTAATGCTACTAATAACGTTAGTTGTAACGTAACTCCTAATGATGGAACTGGTAATGGAACTATGGTTAGTGATTCGATAGTTATTAGTAAAAACGTTACTATAAATTTTGAAATTGAAAGTTATGTTGATAATAATAGTAAGTATGAGATTGGTACTAGTCCTGAACTTAAATGTTGGTTAAGTGAAGCTGATGGCACTATTAATTATACTGATATTGTAGATATAAATATAGGACTTCAAGATTATGGTGATAATTATACTAGTGGTGCTGGAGTTTATAAGTACAATTTTACTATACCTTATGTGGAAATTGACGAGTTCAGTAATTCAACTGGAGGAGATTTAGTTACTGCTTATAATGTATCTGGTAACAGTAGTTTCTGGTTTACTATGAAAAATTGGAGTGAAGTGCTTAACGCTACATTTGATGTTTATGCTTATGATGACCAGACTGATTACTTGATTGATATTTTAGATGATGGTGTGACAGATTTTTACTTGAGAGGTGTTCTTTCTGGTGCGGTTCTTACTGAGAATAGATTTAGTGATGATACTACGGTTAATGTTTATGATTTAATAAGTTCATCTACTGATACAGAAAATGTTGAATTAAGCATGATTGATACTTTTAGTGATAATATTAGTTTAAGTATTAATGCGTCATCTGCTAATCCTGTAGAGCTTGATTATACTGAATGGTGGAATGGTAGTGTTTATACGTATTCTGAAGATGGTGATTTTCCGTTGTTTATGTTGGATAATCTTTATACAGAAGTTAGTGGTAGATGGAATTATGAACAAGATGATAGTGGGGTTACATCTGAATATGACGCCGCTACTCACTCGGTATATTCTACATCAGAAACTGATACTGATGGGGTTTGTAGTGCTAGTGGAGAATCTTCTTATGGTGAGACTAATGTTGGATGGGTCAATAGTAAATCTTTAAATTTGGAAAATAAAGACCGTGTTGATTTTGATATTCATTTATATGCTTATTCAACTCTTGGGAATGACGGTTGTGTCGCTTATTCTGAAGCTACTGCTAGGTCTAAAATAATTTTAATAAATGATGATGCAGGTGCTTCTAGTGGAACTACTCTTATAGAATGTGATAGTGTTAATGGTAATGCTGAAGAAACAGGTTCGTTAGATGCTTGTGACATATCTGGACCTGGAGCTTCCGCATATGTGGATATTAGTCTTATAAGAGAAGGATTAACTGACCAGTGGAACGTGTATTGGGATGATGTATATAAGAAAACTATTAACATTCCTGATGGTAATGTGAATGTTGAAGGGTATGCATATTCATTTGGTTATTGTAAATATGATGGTTCTTGTACTAGTGCTGGTAATTCTACTGGAATCGCATATATAGAAGATATACAATATGGTGGGTTTGGAAGTAATGAATCTGCAGGTAATTATAGTGATGGATTTTACACTTATCAGAGTAAAGTATTGCTTAATTCTAGTCCTGATAATACTATTTCTGTAATTCCAACGTTTAATAGTCTTACTAATCCTAGTTGTGATATTAATTTTTATGTGTCTGCTAATAATGGTACTAATTGGACGTTAGTTACTACTGGTTCTTATTGGGAGTTTGATGTTGCAGGTACAGAAGTAGCTTATAAAATAGAAATTAACCAAACTGATAATGAGACAACTCCTTGTGGTGTTTATGAAGTTGATATTGTAGTTCCTGCAACTTATGTTACTAACGCTACTATTTATTTTGGAAGTACTAGTTATGATGCATCTTACGCTTATGATGGTACTCTTAATGAAACTAACACTCCTGCTACGTTTTCGTTTAGTTCTAATTACTTAGCTGATTATATTAGAGATTCGTGTGATAGTGATGAAACAACTTGTGACGTGCCTATGATAATTTCTAGAACAAGTGGAAGTTCTGGGTTGTTAACTGTTTATAATTTGTCATTTCCATTAAGCGTGTCTGAGTTATTAGTTAGTGGTAGTGTTATTAATGATTACTTAGATACTTGTGAAGAAGATTGCACTATTAATAATAGTGTTAATAGCAGTGCTGGTGTTACGGAATTTAGAGAGTTAGCTGTTAGATATTATGGTAGTGGTGATATAACTGTTGGTTGTGAGAATGATGAATATAATTTAAGTAGTAATGATAAATCGTTTGATTTGAGATATTCGCCTGTAGATGTTAGTTATGGCTCTTCAAATATTTATAATGTTGATTTTTATCCTTTAACGGTTAATCATAAGAATTTACAACCATTTGGGCAATCAAGCACTGTGCCAATATTTAGTGTTGATAGTGATGCTGGAGAAGACAGTCTTGATTTATACATGTATTATAATGAGAGTATTGATAGTTGTTTTACTGTGTGGGCTAATAATGTGTATGATTATACTGGTGGTAGTGTTTTGAGTAATACTTTAGACCAGCTTCTTTGTGATAATATGAGTATTGGTGGTTCATGTAATATTTGGATGTGGGTTAATTTAACAAGTTGTACTACTGTTGGTTTGCCTAATTTCGAGTTTAACACACTTTGTGAAGATTGTTTGATTGTTGATGATGCGTTAGTGGGTGATTAAGATAGCCCGGCGTCCGACCACAATAAAAAAGTCTGGTATAATTCATTTACCTGTTAGTGCTAATACTGAACCAAGACTTAAAATACAGATAATTACTGATACTACAACGTACACTGTTTTAGATACTACTGTTGGTGCTTCTAGTAGTGATAATATGTTGCTTGATGCTCAAGTAACTAGACCTGTAACTACAGGATTAAGCACTTGTAATGTGACTATTAGTAATCAAGATGGTCAATTTCTTGACATATTTGATGGTGGTGAAATAATTAAAGTGTATGGTGATTATACTGATGCTACTACTTTATTGTTTTACGGAACAGTTGATGATGTTAAGTACGGTGTTAATATGAATAACGGTTTTTATATTAGTCTTGATGGTAGAGATTATCCTGAAATGACAGATAGAACTGTTACTTCTCAACATGTTGCGGCAAGAGCTGATAGTGTGTTAGGTAAGATATTGTATGATTTTTATTCTGACGTTACTCTGCTTTTTTGGAATGGTACTGTATGGGCTGAATCAACTTATAATTCTTCCACTGAGAAGGTTACATGGGATGTAAGTGTACCTACTTTTCCTACAACTCTTATTAATGTTAAGTATCAGCATAAGAAAGGACTGACAACTATTAAAGAGACTCTTGAAAGAGCAGGTCTTGATGGATATTTAGAATATGATGAGAGTGGTGTTAGATGGACGTTGAAAACGTTTGTGGAAAATAGTATTACTAACACTGTAGAGAATATTGGATATGGTACTAATTTAGTTAACGCTGCCGAGTATGGTGTTGATAATGCTAACGTAGCTAATAAAATAATAGTGTATGGTCAAAAAGAAAGTGATAATATTATATTATTAAAAACAGAAGAAGATTTAACTTCACAGTCTGATTTATGGATTAAAGAAAGAATAGTTCAAGATACTAGTATAGATACTATGGATGAGGCTGAAGATAAAGCTAATCATGAGTTATCTCAAGGTATTGCTGGTAAGTCAACTGGTAGAATGACTGTTGTTGGAATGCCAACTGTAAAGCCTGGAGAGAAGATAGCTGTAAGTATACCTTATACTGGTATTAGTGGGTTACATAAAGTTCAGAAATTTACTCATAATATTAAGTCAACGTTTACTACAAGTGTGGAATTAAGTAAAGAGCTTAAACTTACTCAGAATTTGTTTCAATCAGCTGTTAATACTGATGATTTTGTTCAAGGGACTGTTAACTTAAACAGTATGAAAGATAGTTACACTGTTTACTTTAGTGAAGACCCTAGTATAATGAATCATAGTAATACTACAGAAGTAGAAGGAAGACTTTCTTTATCAAGTGGTCAAGTTAGTGGTATATCAACTAGTAATATTATAACTGCTGATTATGACGTGTCTTATTGTGAATTCAGACGTTTTGAGAATTATGATACTTATAGTGATACTTATGAAGTTACTAATGATGGCGGTGATACTTGGGAAACGTATTCTACAGCTAGTGGTGATATACACACGTTTTCAACAGCTGGTAAAATAGTTAAAGACCATTTAGGTTTTAGAATTAATATGAGTAGAGCTTCTTCAACGGCAACAAGTCCACAGTATGATGCCGTATGTGTATTGTATAAATAGAATTAAATTAGAGAAATAAATTTCTCTCTAAATTACTCAGTTAAAACACTTACATTCTCAGCTTTTAATCCTCTATCTCCTTCAACTACGTCGAATGTTACTGCATCATTGTCTTTTAATGTTGTACCTTCAGTTAGCCCTGACATGTGTACGAAATACTCTTTTCCATCTTCTCCGGATATAAATCCGAATCCTTTTTGTTCGTTAAAAAATTTTGTTGTTCCTTTCATTTTAATTTACCTTTACTTAATTTTTATACTATTTTCTAATACTAGCACCTGAGATGTCATTATATAATGTGTACACGCTCTGTGCTTAGTGTTTTTTTCATTAAAACCAAATACACCACTATAAACAGTCAAATTAACCATTCGGTGATGTTTTTTAGTTAAAAAGAAAAAAAGTCTAGCGTTAGCTTCCTAATGCTAGAGAGTTAATTCAATTATTTGTTTCTGTTTTCTATATAGTTCTTCAAATAGTAAGATAATCCGCCTATAAATGGGGTTATGTATATCATAATATTTGATGGTACAAAAGTTATTAAACTGTTAAGAAACATTAACAATGCTGGAAATCCAAAAGCTACTGCTATATTTTTTAAACTTTTGATTAATCCAATTTTAAACGAATATACTGGTTTCTTTTTAGTTGCCATATTATTTACCTTGACCTACTGGTTTATTAACTTTACAACCACTACGTCCTTTATTAGCTCTTAATCCTTTACCACTACCATCTTTTTTTGGTTGTTCTTTCATTTTTTCCTCTAATTTTAATTAAAAAAATAAAAAAAATTGGTAAGTTAAACTTACCTTATACAAAGAGATGCCTTTACAACGTCACTAGGGACTAGTATTGAAACTTCGTCTTCTTCTAGACCGTCTTCTGGGCTTTCCACAATAAATCCTTTAGTAGTTAAAACATCTAAGTCTTCAAAGCTAAAGTCTTTACCATTGATTAACAGTTCGTCAGCTTCTGCTTCTTCTTCTAACGCACCAAATATTGAATTTGTAATGTCAATAGACATGTTAAATTCTCCAAATGTTACTTCATTAACGACACCAACTTTGACTCTACGTCTTATGTCATTAGTATCATAGAAGAGTTTATTAGCAGTTTGCCAGTCTCCGTCTTCGTCTTTATAGATGAATTTGCTACCATTGTATCCGACTTCACTAACTTCATCATCTCCAACTTCAAGGAAATCTCCTTCAGTTTCAACTAAAAGTACTGGAACGTCGCCATCGCCGTAACTGTCATCAAAGCTAAATACAATAGATTCATATTCAGCATCTTCTAATTCAGCAATACCGATACTTAGATATTCTTCTGGAAGAGATAAATATTTACCAACTGCAAAAGCAGGGAATTCATCGTCTACTTCATCGAATCGTTCATCAAGTATAAGTTCTAGAGCAACAAGCTCTTTGTTCTTAATTACGATATTCCATTTCCATAAGTCAACGTCTTCATTATAGAAGCGTCCGTTTTTTACAACAGTTTCTACATCGCCTTTAGCAATTTTAAATACAACAATGTCTCCACCAGTTGTTTCACCAGCTTCATTAGGTAAAGATTCTTCTACATAAATAGAGTATGCTCCAACTTTATCAGATTCTGTTGATTTCATAGCTTTACTTACACCACCTTCGATGCCATCAATAAAGAACTTAGCTTCGCCAGTTCCATCTGAGATTGATAAAACTTCTATCTTAACGGTTTCACCATCTAAATCGAGTTCAGCGACTTCGCCTTCATCCATAGTGAATTGTTTACCGCTAATAAGCGTAAATTCATCTGATTTTACATTTGATATTTCAACATCTTTACCAAGTAAACTTAGTTTAAGAGTGTCTTCATATGTAATTTCGTCAATGTCAACTGGGTCATCAAACACAAATCTATAAGTTATTGCGTCTTCATCATTCATAACTAAATACGCCATATCTGCGAAATCTTCATCTCCTTTTTCAGATGTCATTATTTGTGCATCTGTTGTGAAACTAAGTTCTTCGTGTACGTCATATTTAGCGCCATCAAATTCTATACTAGTATCTAATAGCTTAGAAAGGTCATTATCATCAAGAGTTGATTTAATATCAGTGTTTAGCTTATATTCCTCAACCATTTGACAAATGTCCTCCACAGTTTCAGCCGCTGTTTCTAGTTCTGTTAATTGTTCAGTTAGAACTAAAAGTTCGACTTCTAAAGCTTCTTTGTCTGCTGTTTCTGTTGATAGCATTTTTTCGACAGAAGTTTTATCTTCTTCTAAAGCCGCTATTTTCGTGTCCAGCTCAGTTTTGAGTTCATTAAGCTTAGTTGTGAACTCCTCTGTTGTTGCATTCTTTGCCGCTTCTACTTGAGCATCTGCGTCTTCAACTGTAATCTTGTCTGTACAACCAGACAGTGTTGCTAGAGCAAATACCATAAGTAAAATTGCAATTAATGCAATTATTTGTTTTTTTACCATAGGTTATCACCTTAAGTTGGTTAATATTTACTACTTCTTTCCGAATAGCACGACATATTATCCGTCGTAAAATTCATGTAGAAGTAGTTTTTTGTTTAACTAGTACTATATATGGTAGTTCTAGTATATAAATGTTTGTATTTTGGATAGGATATAATGTTATTTCCGAAGTCGTAATCTGATATTAATTTCTTCATTGTATAATTCATTCCAACAGCCAGATTTCCAGTAATCTAGCTGAATCCACACTTCTTCAAGCTTCATTTCTGATATAGAGTCACACAGTTGTAATATTTCTTTTTTAAAGCGTTCTGGATGAAATGTAATGTCATTTTGGAAATTACCACTGCCGTTGTAATTTCTCCAATCAGTCTCTACTTTTATATGCTTTTTATTTATTCGTGTTTCCAACACTCTTTTTCCATTTTTACCATACACGAATTTGCCATCTTTTTTCTTATACTTTCCATATTTCTTTTTAATTGTTTTCCAAAATCGTTTTATACCAATATATTTTTTACCATTTTTAATATTAGTTATTTGATATACAAAACCTATTTTATTAATTGGAGTTATAATGGGAGCATTTATCCATGTTGTGTTTGTTTTCATCCTATATAACCTGTGCTTTCTAATACTTCTGGAGTTGGTATGTTTTCTCCGCCTTGTTTAAGAGATTCTTGTTGTCTAAGCATAGCTTCCATTACATCAGGAGGAACTTCTTCCACAGGTATCTTAACTTTTAACACTTGTTTAGCAAGTTCTTCTGGTGACGGAAATTTCTCTATTCTCTTAGCCTGTAATTTAACTGCTGTAATAATGTCTTTCAAAGCTCCTTGTAATCCATTAAGAGTTTGTGCCAAAAGAATATTTGACTTATCATTTTTTTCTATAACTTTTTCTAACTCTTTTATTTTTCTAGTATATTCTTTATTCTGCATAATAACATATACTATCAATCCTGTTGTTATTAAATATATTAACATATTTTACCACCTACGTTTTTATAAGTATATCGTGTTCTTTACCTTTAATTAATGCACTTGCACATCCCATTCTCATTGGAGCATAGTTTTTAGATTCCGCATATGAATCTTTCCATTTAACGTAACTACCAGTTAATACGAAATGCTTCTTCTTATCAATTACTGTCTTATCTTTTTTACATACTTCTTTATATATTTGGTTATAAGTTGCTAGTTTATGAGAGTGTCCCATAGCATAAATGTCAGCATTAGCAAATGTAGCATATTTAGCACATGAATTTAATGCTCCTGCAACAGTTGTACTACCAGTACTACCATGAGCTGTAAACAATATATAAGTCTCATCCTTAAATCTTAAATGACTAAAACAAGTATCTCCAAGATAAGGCACATCTAAAGCAGTTGCAATAATCTTTTCAGGACTAAGAGTTGTTTCATTAGATATTCTATTAGAATGATTTCCATTATGTACTCCTATAATCTTATTTTTTAATGGTTTAAATAATTCTACAGCTTTTTCAATTTGTTTTTCTGGAGTCATAGTATCATCAAAACTACCTGCGCCAATAGAATGTTTAAGACCACAATTAATAGTGTCTCCCATAAGAATAATCATACAGTTCTTTTGTTTCTTCATTTTTTTAACTTGTTTTTCTATTTCATTCATATCACAATCTTTACTGCCTATATGTTGGTCTCCGAAAAAGAAAATTTCAAGTTCATTACCAGTTATATTTGAGCAGGTTACACGATTTACGTTCATTTTTTACCACCTATGTTAAATTTTATTTCATTTTTTAATTTTTCATTCTCTTCTAATAATCTTAAGTATTTATGTTTAAATTCTGACATTTGACTACCAGCTTCTTCCGCAAGTATTCTAAGCTCTTTCTGTTGTTTAAATAACAAATCATTCGATTTTTGTTCCATCAGAAGTTTCTTTTCTAATTTATGTATTGTATCTTCTAACGTTTCTTTTTTTGGCATTTTCTTTTTCCCTGTTTATTTTATCTTGTATTATTTCTAAAGGATGTGATAATTTACATTCTGTTTTACAAAAAGATTTCATATCCAAACAAGTAGGACAATCATAATTCTTCATATTATTTTGTATGTAATTCCATTGACCACTACAATTACCTTCTTTTAAATGTGTTTTTTCTTCATCTGCTAACACTGATAAGTATATAAACTTAGCATCATGAGGCTTATGAGTTGATAACAAAAATCTCGCAAGTAAAAACCTATTAAAGTTCCCTTTATGTTTAAGCTTCATAATATTCTTAATACATGGAGGATAATACTTAAATGAATTTTCAAGAGATAGTGCGTCATCTAGTTTAATGTGTTTAGCTTCTGTAATAAAGTCTGGATTTATTTCTCTAGCCCAATACTTCATATCTAATGTATTAAGATTTCTCATTAATTGTTTATTATGCTTACTGTAAGACAAAATATCTTTATAAGTCATTTTTAAATCAATATCAATACAATGAAGCTTTGTAAACATATTAATACTTCCTAAAGCCAATTCAGTTTCTTCAATTTGCAAGTCATTTATTAAAAAGTTGTAATCAGGAGTCATGCCTCTATGCATTTTACGAATATTCATAAGGTGTTGATTTAATATCTTTAAAAAGTTCTGAGTGCCTCCATATCTTGTAATAGTAGAGTTTTGTTTAGGGTCACTAGATGGTACAATAGCGTAAGCTTTAATATTTAAACCGTCAAATACCCATTTGAAAATTCCAGGATAAACCATTTCAACCATTCTAGCTTCTTCTAAATTAGAAAGTAATAACTGTAATGGATTCATAACTTTATGATTAATTATTTTAGGTTTTAAATTATGAACGAATAAAACATCATCATTCTCAAATTCTGTGCTTCTATGTATCTCGTATTTTTCTAAATCAATATTTAAGACTTCATCATTAGATAATATCTTGCCAAATTCAGTGCCTTCTTTAACTTCAAACTTGACCATATGGAATTTAGCTCCTTCACAGAACTTTTTTATTACAGTTGCTTGTTCGTTCATATTTTTATCCTCCTTTTTCACTGTTTAAACCACTTGTCCAAAGTCTTATTAGCTCCATCCATATCAGGTAATTCACCAAATCCAGCCGCTTTAAATATCTGATTCAACTTCATTTTAAAGATTCTTTCATACAACATTTGATAGTCTGGTAAGAATCCTTCAGGTATTGTTTCTTCATACGCAATGACTTTTGTTGGTGGATATCCCTTAGCCACTGTCTTAATGTAAGTCCACTTAGGTTTACTGCCCTTACCAAATCTAGTCCCCAAATACTTGTTAGCGTAGCGAGAGCCAGTAACAACTGGAGGGGTCCCGGCCTTATAAGTCGTACCATCTTCACGAGTTTTAATCCCACCATATTTATGTAATTCATTTGATATACCTTTTGGAAATCCTATTTCTTCATCTGAAACTTCTTTATGTCGAATTCCTTTCTCTATTTTTTGCAAGTATTCCATAACAGCATCTTTTTTATGTCCTTTAAGTACCATATCTAACACTGTTTTTTGAATTTCTCTAGCAACACGAGGTGAATCCGAACGTACGGTAGCAAAGCCTGTAAATTCAACTTTATCAGTTACTTTCTTTCCATCAATCCATAACGGAAGATAAGCGTAAGTTTTTTTTGCTCCCTTCTCGTCTTTTCCACCCTTCTTACCCACAAATAGAATTCGTTTAAATATTTTCTCAAATTCCATTTCAAGAGTGCAATCATCGCTCCCATATTTTTTAGCAAAATCAAAATAAGAATCATTTATTTCTTTTACTATGTCTCTTCCTTCTTTAAGAATCTTAAAAATACCACTAGTTTGAGCCTTAACATAAACAGAATCAGTATTATGAACCAACATATTATTAGCAAAGAATCTGTGAGTATCTTCTACCTCAATATCATATACGTAATCGTCATATTTAATATTATCAACTCCAATAACTTTTTTAATATGGAAATCGTTTTTTATGTTTTTATTACGTTTGATATTATTAAGTCTAGACTGTTTTCTATCCAATAAAAAACCAACACTGTCTCTGAATAATAAATTATCATAAATTGTAACATTAGAATTATAAGTATTAAGTTCTTTACCACAATATTTATTCATTGTATTATTAATAAAGTCTCCATTAGCTATGCCCATAAAATATAATAGTTTTCTACAATCATTGATTATTTTTCTATTATTTTGTGAAAACTTTATTATAGGAGAAGAATTTCTTAACATTACTGAACCATCAGCTGAGAACAGTCCATTAAGAAAGTATCCAATATTTTCTTTTGTTTCAGAAAACATAAAATCAGGAATCTTTTTACCATTTTTAGTTCTACATTCTTTTTCAATAAATCTGACAAAATCTAATCCATTAATCATTACATCTCCTTTCTTTTTTAACCAATAATTTTTTATAATCTTCTGTTCTTTTAAAGGAATTAATAGTTTTTTCTCTATTTCACTAACATCATTACCACATGAAATCCCTATATAATAATTCTTATTCCCGTATTTACTATTAAAAGAGCCATCACCAATAAAAAAACCTAAAAATTTATAAACTTCTTTTGACAGATATTTATTAACTATGTATGTTCTGGGAATATATTTTAGTGAGATTAATGATTTAATTTTATCACCAATCTCGGTTGGTTTAATTTCTACTAATCTGTCAGCGTCTTTTTTAGTGTTAGAAAAATTAGAATTTAAGTATCCTATTAGAGAATGGTCTTCTGTAGTACTTATATTCCATGTGTTAGTGAGATTTGTTTTAAAAATTTGCTTGTTTGTTTTATGTCTCATAACGTATTTTATCGGTTTAAATACTGATTTTCCATTATTATCTATGGTTAAACTCTCAGTATCATAGACATTACAATATTCTTTTTTACCATCAACATAATCTACTTTATTAAATAATGTATCTATAGTTGTAAAATGTATTTTATTGTTACGCTTAATAATTATTTCAGTATCTTTTACAACGCTGTCTCCGTAAACAATGTTATATTTTCTATCTTCTAAAAAGATAGCTGTCCACTTAATTAAATCTCTGCCTAAAATTGTAACTGCTTCTGCAACTTCTGGTCTGTAAAGTCTTGACCCAGGAAATCCAAGATATCCGTAAATAGCATTTGTTAATACTTTAACAGCGTATTGTCTAAAATGGTATAATAGTCTATCATCAGCATTTCCTGCATCATTAGCTACTTTCATTAATCCTTTATAATGTGCTCTTTCTTTTTCTAAATCTCTAACAGTTTGAGAAATAAGTCCTGTTCCACTATCAAAACCAATACCTTCACGTACTTGAATATTTCCATCAGGATTGAATGTTTCGTAACTAATATTAAATGTCTTGATAATATTAGGGTACATTCCTTTAACATCTAACGCCATTACTTCATCATAAAGCCCAGGTATTGGGTCGAATACATGAGCACCACTATAAGGTATTTCTTCATGTTTTATTTTAGAAGGTAACGCTACTTTATTATGAACTCTGCTTAAAAGTAATCCATCAACAAGAGTTGATGTTTGATAAATATTTCTTAATTGAGCACAAGCTTTATTTCTAATATTATTAAAGAAGTCTATTATTTGACATTTTTCGTTGATTTGGTAAACCATCTCAACATCTCTAAGGTTGTATTCCATTAATTTATTAGTATTATTTAACCACATTTCTCTGAAAGTTTCTTTGTGTTCTATCTTACCAGCTCCTAAAACATCTTCACCAGTAAACTGTAAACTGTAACTTTCAGCCTGTCCTTGATTAGTTATTCGCCTATAATGTTTATAAGCCATCATCATATCAAGAACTATTCTTCCTTTAATAACAACATCTTCATATCTCTCATCTATTCTAACATGACCTAGAGGAGACATTGTTCTATAATCAACATGAAGACGTTCCATACGTCTTATTAAGTATATTAAATCGAAATTAATAACGTTCCACCCAGTTATAATATCGGGGTCAGTGTCTTTAATAACAGCTAATATGCCCATTAATAATTCTTCTTCTGTGTCAAAAACTATAATATCATCGTCAAGCTTTACTTTACACTCTTTTGGTTTATATAACATCTTATACTTCTTTTTAGTAAAACTATCTAAGAAAGAAATACTTATAACTTGTCTATCAGCAGTTTCCATATCAGGAAATCCACCATAATCATCAGTTTCAATATCTAAATAAAGAGTTCTTAAATTATAAAGGTCAGTTTCTCCAACTACATCTATTAAATATCTTTGAGGGAATGGAATATCTGCTTCGTAAGTTTTAGGGAAATGCTTTTTAATATCTATACAATCCATAGAACGTTTAAGTGAAATCTTCTTAACTGGTTCTGTTGGATTATTAGGGTCACCAGTAAGACCTTTGAAACCTTTAGTTATATTAATTATTCTATAATCATCCGGTACAGGACTACTTTCTGGAACAAAAAAATAAGGAGTAAAATCACTAATCTTTTCTACATGTTTCTCTCCCTTCTTATCTCTATAAAATCTAAAGATATCAGTGTGGTTTTCTTTTTGAGTGGCTTCAATGAGAAACGTAATTTTTATTCACCTTTTTTTTCTTTTTTTAACACCATTTACGTATCCTTCTAATGGTAAACCAATACTTCTCTTCTGCTTTCTGTCGTAAGCGAATTCTTTAGCGATAATAGGTTTTAACTCTTCTAGATGTATTACGTTACTATTTTTGTAAAATTCTCTAAGAGTCCATCCAAAGTATTTACAAATGTCATTATAAAAGAAACTAAGCTTTTCATCGTTCTTGAATGATTTTGGATATTTAATAAAATGGTGGAGTTTGTTATCTAAAACTAATTCCATGTTTAGTATATAAGGGTTCACGTATTTAAATCTTTTGTTAATATTCTGACATAATTCAATATTACGTTCAGTTCCAGAAGCCCATCTCCAAATATGAACAAACATATCTTTATCTATAGGTTGATGTTTAGTTAAGTTCTTGAACTCTTCTGTTATTACTCCCATTTTATTTAACAAAATCTCCTAATTTGATTTCTACTGGTTTTTTGTAATATGGATTGTTCATAAAATAATATAACGTGTTACCTGTGTATAGTTTAGGTATGTAACTTATAATCTCACTTCTAACTGTTTTAAAATCAACTTCTTTATATCTCTTTTCTTGAGCTACTACTTCAGCTCGTTTGCCATCTTTACCACTTAATCCAATCTTAGGATGATGTAATACTTTACCTGTTAATAACTTTAATTCTATTTTTTTCTCATCAGTTAAACTATCTATCCATTCTACCCAATATTTTGGATTGTTTATTTCAACCATTTTACATTCGTTTTCTTTAAGCCATTTATCAAGCTTTATAGCGGCTGAATCAGTTTCTTCTGTAATCTCTATCTTTTCCATTCCAATCTTATCAAACACTGGATTGTATTTGCCCATAGCCGCAATAACTTCAACATATTTTTTATCACTTACAAACTCTAACGTATCATGAGCAAGTTTTTGTCCTAAACCACAAGCTCTGTATTTAGGAGCGATGACGTAGCGAGACCCACGAACAAACAATCTGTTGATTTCTGACACAACTTCTTTAGTCATTAGTGAGTACTTTTTATTGAACTTAATAGTTCTACCTTTGGTTTGTAAAAAAGGAGGTGATAACACTGCTACGCCAACTAAATCTCCCTTATATTTTGCACTGACTATTTTTAGGTAAGGAATGTTAGATTGCATATTCTTATAATGATACTTTTTAAGCTTATTCCAATCGTGAATGTTTGATTTTTCAAGAGTTATCTCATCATAGAAACTAATTTTTTTAGGCACACAATCTATATATTCTGTTTTAACATCATTCATAAAGTTCTTACGAACTACTACTGAAGGATTCAAGTCTTCATATAAATCAGTATGAGTTGTAGCTACGAATACAGCCATATTGTTTTTTCTAGCTATTCTTTGTAAGTTATAACTAATGACTTTAGCTGTTAATCTGTCAAGATATGCACAAAATTCATCAATAAATAAGTAAGAAGGATTCATACTTAAAGCTTTAGCTAATCTATAACGATATTTCTGTCCATCTGAGAGTTCTTTAAACTTTCTTAAAAAAATGAAAGCATCATTCAATCCTGTTACTGATAAGTAATAAACTGCTTCGTTTAAGTCTTTACCAATGCTTTCAATGATTTGCTCTTCTGGGTCTGGTTGAATATCTGCTAAATCTACAGTGTTATCTAATTTTTCTTTAATATAGTTAAGTAATATACTTTTACCACCACCACTATCTCCAGTAATAAACACTACATCTCCTTTATTGAAACCAATAAAGAAATCTTTATAAACAGTAAATTTCTTCATTTCATCAATGCCTAAACCAAACGATTCAGATACTTCTAAAATTCTAGGAGTTACATCTATCTTAGTATCGAACTCAATGTTCACAGTGAACTTGTGTTCTTTGCTTTTTAGATTGTAGAAATTACTTAGTCCCATTTTCTTCCCTCAACTCTACTGTCATTTTTAAAGGATTTAACATTTTATATGTACCATCTTCATTTTTGACACAATACCCGTTTCCATATATTAATGCATCTAATTTTAGTTGTAGTTGTATGTCTAGAGGTAAATCTTCCAGTTTCATTTTTTACCTGAAGAACCAAACCCTCCATCGCCTCTATTAGTTTTATCTAACTCGTCAACATATTCTATAAAAACAGTTTCATACTTACTTATAACCATCTGAGCTACTCGTTCATTCTTGTCTAATGTGTAAGGAACTGTTCCAGTATTAACCATCACAACTCCAATCTCTCCTCTATAAGTCTCATCAATTACTCCAGCTAGAACATGAAGACCATGTTTAAAAGCCAAACCACTTCTATCACGAACATTCCCCCAATAACCTTCAGGTATAGCCATATTAATACCTGTCTTAATAAGTATTCGTTCTGATGGTGCAAGTTCGTAACTATTAGCTAATATTTCTTTTTTTTTACCATCTAAATCGTTAATCCATATATCGGATGCTCGTAAGTCAATACCTGCGTCACCGGGCTGTTGTTGACTTATGAGTTGATTATCTATATCTTTTGTTGTTACTTTAATGTTTAATGGCATTTTTTAGGTCCCTCAATTCACATGAATCATTATCACAGAATTTTTCTGTTATTTCATGTTTTGTGTTCTTAAGCTTTACTTTCTTAAGGTCTTCCGTTAATATTTCGTAAATTTCTTTATCTATAGGAATGTATGGTGCTTGTTCGTACCCGTGGTCTTTCTTAGGTAAAAAACTAACTCCTTTCAATCTAGTTTCGTAAAGTTCTAAAGCATACTGTATTTGTGACGCTTCTTCTGGAGAGAACGAAATAGTTACACTAACTTGATTGTCAGCCCAATGTTCTTGTACTTGAGCAGTGTTTTCTAGTTGTTCCCACATTGAAACATCTTCAATTCCTCTATCAAAGAATTCTTGTTTTACTGGGAAACTTACCACAAATGTATTCATAGAATATTTATCTTTCTCTATTTTATATCCTGCTTTTTCAAGTTCGTCAATCATTGGACTTCCTTCCTGAAATCTAATGTTTCTAATAAAATATTCAGAGATTGGATAATGTATTCCTGGTGTCACACCACTAAGTAATGAAATAGTTCCACTGGGTTTAACACTTGTTGTTTTAATACTTCTTGGTACACATAACCAATCAGAATATATTTTATCCCAATTTTGGATAGCGTCATATCCTGTTTCACACTTATTTAAAAATTCTCTTCTACCAAACTTTTTAAATGCTTGAGTAATTCCACTAATAGAACATCCTATACGTCTATTTCTAAGCATTACAGAATTTGTTTTCTCATGATGTGTTGGTATTAAAGTTACTGTTTTAGCATACAAATAAGCGTATTTTAAAGTTTCTATCCAGTCCTCTAAAGAGTCATGATTTACAGGATAACTTTCAACAAGATTACAAAGCTCCCATGCTTCTAAAGATTGTTCCATACAAGGATTTGCTCCCATTATTTTGTAATCTTTATTATCTTTCCATCCTTTCATACGACTAAATTCTTTAGCATTATCAAGCCACATATATCCAGGTTCTCCATTCTTAGCTGTTTTCTCAGCAACATGAGAATAGTCCATACCTATCTTAGCAAATATTGAATTATTCGACGACCAACGGTGATGCATAATTTCTTTCTTGAACTTATCAGGATTTTTAAGTTCTAAAAAGTCTTCATCATGAGGTTCTCCAAACATTATAGTAGCACTTCTTCTTATATTTCCACTAACCACACATCTAGATATTAAATTAAATACGTCAACAATATCTACTGATGATAACTTTTGTCCTACTTTATTAATAAGCATATCTTTAATACTCTCATACATTTCAATTAACGGTCCGGGGCCTGAAGCTACTCCTCCAAATCCATGAATAGGTTCTCCTGCTTTTCTAACTTTAGAATAGTCTATATGAGTTGGTAACGTATTTTTTCCAGCAAACGCATTTAATAACGTTCTAACTAAATCAACCCATCCTTCACGAGTATCTGCAACAACATAACTTATATCTTCCGTTTTAGGTTCTTTAACTGTGAATTTATCAGCTCCTTTAGTATCTCCACCAACACCAACACCTAACATACTCATATCCATAAGCCAACAGAATGGTTCTGCAAAATCTATATTAATATTTTCTGTAGATACAAGTCCACAATTTTGTAATGCGGCTCCACCACGTTTATACATATAATCAGTACCCATCATCCACATTCCTCTACCAGGAGGAGTAAACTTAAAATTCCACATTAATTCAAACATTCTCTGAGCTGATGTTTGTGCTTTTCTATGACTCCAAGGCAACGTATTTCTAGAACAGTATCTTTTTTGAATAGTATAAACACCATTAACAACTCTTTTACATGTTTGCCAATATTCTTCTGTTTTAGTTTCAGAAATTTTTCTAGAGTAGGTTCGCTTAAAAGTAACATAGCCTAAGGGTCCCCATTTAGGTTGTTTTCCTTTATAGTTTTTAATAAAATCTTCATTTAATTCAAAAAATATGTCTTCTTCTTTCATTTCTGTTCACCCGTTTTATATTCCATCACTACGCCATAGTTTCTGCTTTCTTTGTCATCTTCCATATAATTACTTATTACATGTTTTACTTTAAATCCTTGATTTTCATAAAATCTAATTAAAGAATCAATAGACTGATTATTTTCATCTGGTCGCTCAAGATATTCTGTAATGTCCATATCATATTTGTGAAAATCTGGCACTCTACTTCCAAGAACTACTAATTCTAATCCCATATCTTTAGCTAATTTTTTTTGTGCTGATAATAATTGTTTTCCTGTACCTTTTCTTTGATACTCAGGATTCACTCCTAAACTAACAATATATAATACTTTACCATCTTCTTTATGAGTTGTTATATTACCATAATCAGTAAGTGACTCCCATGTTGATTCTGGCGTTACATCTTTTTTATAAAGAACACAACTGGTTGCTAATCCTATTAATTTATTGTCTTCATTTCTTGCTCCAATCACTCCGTTTGGAAATGTTTTAATTCTGTTTTCAAACGCTTTTTTACTTGCTCTAGTTCCTTCAGGCCAAGTATCTGCCTCTAACTGTACAATGTCATTAATGTTGTCTTCTTTATTTACCATCATTCTTCATCCTCTTCTTCTATTTCTCTTGTTATAAATTTATTTAAATGAACGTTTGTTATAATATTCAATTTGTCATAACCGCAAAATTCAAGAATACTTTTAACTCCTTCTTCTGTGTTTAAACAATTCATATTAAATATTTTAACATTGTCTGGGTACTTAGTTTTTAGTTCTTTAGATTCTGTTTGTATTTCATCAACGTATGAAGCTATTGCATCCATTTTAGACATTTTTGAATCATATGTGGGCGTACATATAGAAAAATCACTTTGAGGTTCTATACTATCTTGCCAGTTGTTTTTACCTGCACTGTGCTTCAAAAAGCTTTTTACTACATCCCATTTTGGTCGTTCTATTATTACTATCTTAACATCAGGGACTTTCTCAATAATCATTGGTACATATCTAATATAAAAACCAGCAATATCTCCAACAAATTTAGTGTCACCATCCAGTAGTAACTTTATTCGTTCATCCATTAGTTCTTCGCTTATTGGAAACCAAGGTAGTATAGGTTTTGTTTCATGGTTTAAATCAGAATCTTCTTGCTCGTTTAGTAATGCCGCTAAAGATACTGTTCCACATCTACCAGTTCCACAACCTATAATAAGTTGTTTTGATTCTTCTATCATTATATCACCTATATTTCAGACTATTATGTATGTTGGATATACTCTACAGTTACATTTTTCACACCAAAATAATAATGTTTCGTTTTCTTTATTTAAATTTCTGGTACATATTGGACATATAAAATCTATCATTGCAACACCTTTATAATTCTACTACAAATAGCGGCAAACACTATATCTTCATCGAAGCTTAAAGACATTTCCATTAATCCAGAACTAATAACTTCAGTTACGTTAGTTTTATTAATAATAGTTAAATCAGAGTTGAATACTTTATTTTCTATGCCTACAAATAATTCTACATAATCTACTTGTAATAAAGGTATCTCATATCTTAATTTAGTCCATTCTCTTTTTATAAGCATTTCGTAAACTTTATTAACCAGTTCATTAGTTTCTGCTTTTTCCAGTGAAGCTCCTTCTGTTTCTATAGCTTGTTGAAGAATGTTCATTCCTTTTCTTAAGTCGCCTTTAGCTAACTGTGCTATCTTTGTATAAACATAAGATTCAAATATTGATTCTTCTTTCTTAGAAATAGTTTCTATTCTTTTAATCATTTCTTCATCAGTAATCTTTTTAAACTCTATACTATTGAATCTACTAACTATAGGTTCTGGAAGTTTCTTAATATAATTACAAGTACATATAAATCTTGCATTTTTTATGTAATCTTCCATCATAGACCTTAATGCCGCATACGCATTCTGACTCATAAAATCAAACTCTTCTATCCATACAATCTTAGGTTTAGTAGGTTCACTGCTCATAGAAGTCATAAAATTGAAAACCTTATCTCTAATTGTATCTACACCAGTTGTATCACTACCGTTTATTCTAAGCACATTAATAGGATTCATCTTAGAAATCATTACTTTAGCAAGAGTGGATTTTCCTGTACCTTGAGGACCGTAAAATAATAAGCTTGGCATAGTACTTGGGTCATCAATTATCTTTTGTATTCGTTCTTTAGCTGACACATCAATGCCTGAAATGTCTGATAGTTCTATCGGTCTATATTTTTCACTGAGTGGAATATTCATTCTTTATCACGCTCCCAAATTCTATCAATAAATATACTTACTTTTTCTCCATTAATGTTCCAAATTAGTTTAATCAAGTATTTTGCTAAAGAAAATATAAATGTTGATAATATTAGAACTCCTATAGAAATAATAAATTGTATATGAGTAATGTATGAAAACAGTTTTCCCCATATCAGTACACTTAAAAGAATTATTCCACTTACAATAACTAATATTAACGCTACTTCTATCAATCTAACAATAAAAATAAGTAAATATTTAGTTATGTTTTTAAAGTTAACCATTTATGAGTCCACCCGCGGAGCTATCATACAATAGAAAGTAATTCCATCAGATACTTCTTTAAACACTACAGGTACATTATCTCCAATACTTATTTCAACATTTGAATCTAACACCTTAATCAAACTAATAACTACATATCCTAGTTTTGTTTGTGCTGTGGCATCTCCTTCAACAAAGAACTTATTTACAAAGTAATCTGTTGTTCCTTTATCTCCAACTTCCATGCTAAACAAGTCTTTTGTTTTAGTAAGTGTAACTACAGGCGTTCCAGCATTATCCATGTCTTTTAAAGAATTTGTTAATACTGATTTAGAAACCGTAAACACAGAATTGAATTGAATCTCTGGAGGGTCTTTATCCCAAATATGTTCTACTATTTTATCAGAGCCTAAAATAACGTATGCTTCTCTTTCATCATTAAGTAATTTAAGAGTGTAATCATCTGTTTTTTCTAAAGTTACTATTCCATCAAAAGAACTTAAATACTTTCGTAAGTCTCTTGCACTTTTAATATATATTCTTCCAATAGCTTCGTAGTCTTCAAACTTATCTTTAGGAAGTGTTGTAATAGTAAGAACCGTATTGCCACCATCCATTATAGATGTTTTAAGTCCTTCTTCGTTGAAGTCTAAATTAATAGTAAGCACTTGATTAATTAGACTGGCTTTATTTATAAATCTTTCTAATAGTTTAGCATTAATTTTCATAGTTCTCACCTTCGTCCATAATTCTATTGAGTTCATCTTCCTCTTCAGGAGTCATTTTTTTAGTTTTGGGACGATGTATTTTTCTACCACACTCGGGACATATACCACATATACAAGTCACCACGAATGTTTTTCCATCCCAACAAGTACAACGCTTATCATCTATAGGTTCACACATTTTAAAATTCATCACCATATTTATCTTTCCATTTTTTATCAATTGCTTCCATTTTTAATTTATAAGTTTTAGGAAAACAATCGCTTAAAAAATGACATTGAAAACAATCTGTGTTATTAATACATTCTGGATTTTTAGCTTTGTAAAATTTCATTCTTCCACCTAAATTGTATGTTTTCTTTTTGATTTTTTAGGAAAACATTCATCAAACATTCCACATTGAACACACTCCAAATCAGGATTGTAAATACACTTTACGTTTTTAGTATTCTGTCTTTTCATTTTTTGGCTTCTTTAGGTTTTTCTTCAGCGAAACCGTCCTTAGTTATCCAGAAATTACATTCTCCATTAGGTAAGTTAGGACTGTCTGTTAAATCTACATGTATAGACTTATCTTTGCCCGGTCTCATATACAATCTAAATGTTGAGTTGTGTCCAACAATGTGACCTCCTATAGGTTTTGTTGGGTCTCCAAACATCTGTGCAGGGTTACTCATTACTTGGTTTGTTACTAGAACAACTAAGTTATATAAATCTGCTAGTTTAAGAAGCTGATGCATGTGCTTGTTTAATTTTTGCTGTCTTGGTGCTAACATTCCTCTACCAACGAATTCTGACCGGAAATGTGAGGTAAGTGAATCCACAACAATTATTCTGTAACCGGCGTCACTCTGCAACATTTTTTCAACCTCATCCACTAAAAGCATTTGATGGTCTGAGTTATAAGCTCTAGCTACATATATTCTATCTAGTGCATCCTCTACATCTAAGTCGTTAGCTTCTGCGAAGTCTTTAATTCTGTCAGCTCTAAAAGTATTCTCTGTATCTATAAATATTGCTTTATTATCTTTATCTTCTACCAACGCATTAACTACTGTTATATGTGATAGTTGTGTCTTAGCACTTCCGAACTGCCCGTAAGCTTCTGTAATTGCTCCGCTTTCAAATCCACCATCTAATATGTTATCAAAATTAGTACATCCTGTACTTATCTTTTGAATTTTATCTCTTTTATGAGCGTAATCTTTAGCCTTTTCAAAGCCTAACTTTAGTAAGTCTCTACATTGTTTGATTAACTTTCTTGCTACAGATTCGCTTATTCCTGCAGTGTCTGCTACTTCTGGTGGACTGCATACAGCTAAATTCATCAGTGTGCAAATTCCGGCATCATCAAGCTTGGTTATAGTTGCAGGGCCTACCCCGATTAATTGTTCTAGTTCTGACATTTTATACCTCTTCTGATTTAGTTTCAATGAAATACACTCCTACAATCTCTTTTATATTAGTACAATCCACAAACAAATGTTGATTATATCCTTGATTATCTGTATATATTATTTGAACTTTTTTCATTCTGTTACCTCACATACTTTCATCTTGTGCTATTATATGCGTCATGTATTTTCTGTCTTAGTTTAATATGAAGTCATTATTTCATCAATAATTTTTCTTTATTAATAAGGTCATCATAGGAAGTGTAACTGTCGTATAACTCCTTACTTAACGTATCGAATTCTTCTTGACTGTTTGAATATTCTGACACATATTTTAGAATAGTAGTGAATGTTCTTTCATATCTTTTAAGGTCTTCACTAAACTTAAAGTAAGAACTGTTCACCTTCCATTTAATATCCATAACATTATTCTCTTTATAATGATTAAGAGTTGCTATTACATCCTTATAAAATTCTTCGTTTTCTCCCACTATTTCTTTAGGATTAATGTTTGTTTCAAAGGCTGTAGTTAATTGTCCTCTAAACACAAAAGGCATCATTCTATTAATAACAGCAGGCTGAAACATTTGGTCAAAGTATTCTTGACCTTTACGAATATAATATTCAGGCAAGTTGTAAAATATTAATAAGCTCAATTTACTAATATCATACTGTTCTTGGGTGGTATTAGTTTTTCTAGTTCTTTTAGTGTAATCATTAAAGAAAGCTCCTACTGCTAGTAAGAACTCTTGCATTTGCATTTTATCATCTTTCTTTAAGTTGCCTAATTCGTTTAAAACAATCAATCTGTTCATTAAAACGAATTCTAGCTTTGCAAATGTAGCCCCATATAGATTTGAAGTTGAATTAACTAGGGCAGAGATTATATTAGCTACACTATCCTTACCAAAACCAGCATCGGTGGATATTCTAGCGTTTATTCTGTCAGCCCACGCACATATGGACAGTATTTTGTAAAGCAACCAATGTGTTGGATTATTATGTTTAAAAGCAGGTAGAACATCTACTAATTCTCTGAACGACATTTTTTCTTCAGCAGGTATAGTAATAGGTTCTACATTAGATATAGCTTTAAAAACATCTCCTTTATAATCTGTTTCTATAGATGATAGTATTTTAAAAGGTAAGACTTTAACTTGGTTATCAAGAGCAAAGTAGCTTTCTCTATTCTTTTCCATGTAATAACCGTAAAATTTATCATCGCCATTTCCTAAAGGTATACACTTCTTTCTACTTGTTAAGTTTTCAGTAGTGAACACACCATCAAAAAGTTGGTTGTTAAATTCAGTAATACAATCTGAATGGAAAAAAAATTCTTTATCTTCGCTCATTATTCTCACCTTTATAATTTTGTTTTTGTATCAGATATTTTACCCGGAACAAATTTAGGTCCTTTATCTTTCTTAGGTTTAGTTAATCCTTTAATTTTACTTTCTTGTGCAGGTTTAGTGAAGCTTTTAACTATCACGCAATTGCCTGTCATTGGGTTATATTTTATTAACATATTCAACCAAATATGTCCTTCCACACTAGGTGGAGCATTCTTTTTGAGTTCTTCAAAAATAGAATTCATTTTAATAGTTTGTATAGTTCTTTAGCTCGTTCTTGATTAATCTTTCCTTCGTATTGTGGCTCGCCAGAAGCTTTAACAAATGCGTCCTCATCAATCTCTATACCATCATTAATAATACTTTGAGCATCATCAACAAGTTTCTTTTCTGTTGGAGGTAAGGCAGAAGAAGAACTACTGACGGGGGTTCCGTCAGTAATTTTAGTAACTATATATTTTCTGTAAGGTCCTTTAGGTCCTTCTTCAAAAGTTTTAGTTATCTCTATTTCTACTCCTGTATTTGTTCCACCAGTAGCTTTTAAAAGCTGTTCGTTCACGTTATCGGTTGGAAAGAATATTACTTTACCAGAGAAATTTTCTATATCTTTCTTGTCCTTGCCTCTGCCTTCTACAACTTTAGCATTTTCAACAAATCCAAACCATAATCTCCAAGTACCATATTCGCTCTGTCCTTCCTTGATTGCTTTAGCACAATCTAACTTCATTTTAAAAGATTCTTTAGCAGAAATGCTTTTAAATTCTAATGCTGGACACTGTTCTCGCTCTTCATCCATTTTTCTTATCCTCCTCTACTTTTTCTTTTGGTGCTTCTTTAATTTTTTCTTCATATTTTTTTTGTAAAACGTTAAAACTTTCTTCTGAAACAGAACAAAACGCTACAACTCCAGGTTCTACACTATTAAGTTCAAGAACTCTAATCTTTATATCTTCGCCTTCTTTAGTTGTTAAAGGTTGTTTAGTCTGAAAATCTACATTGTCTTGTCTCAGTTTATTCTGAACTCTATCCCATAAGAATCCCATTTCTTGAAGATGTGTGTCCACACTTTCATCAATCTTATCTGCTTGAGTTACGTCTTTTTCAAGACTTTCCTCAATAACTTTTTCTATTTCTTCATCTATTTTTTCATCGGTCATATTTTCACCCATCTATTTTATTTTTCCAATCGTTAATTGGTTCTGTTGTACTCATTTCCTCTATTTCTCCTGATACTGATAATATAGTTCTTGCTCTTATTGGAGGAATAACAGCCATACTAGTATCTATTAACACATTTAATGGAGAGTGTGTAACGTCCATATTAAAGTCTGCATTGCCAAGAGTATAAGTAACAGAATTATTGTTGTTATAGTTGATAGTTACTTTTATATTTTCTATATTATCTAACATAATTATCACCTACACTATATTTATAAAATTAAGAAAAAAAATTAAATTATTTTATCATATTCTTCAGGAGAATATCCTAACACTTTGTTTTTTCCGTTCACTAATACAGGAACGCTTGTTGTATTAAATTCTTCCATGAACGCAACAACATCCATATCTTGTCCTATAACTATATACATATAGTCTATTCCGTTATCATCAAGATATCGTTTAGCTAATAAACAGGATGGACATCCTAATGTACCATATAATTTAACTGTCATTTTTTCACCTTTATTATAAGTAAGTTTGTTTTTTAGATTTCTTATCAAATAATTCTACTAAATCAGCTACTTGTTGATTACAATTCCAATTAGGAAAAAATATCATAGCACAATCTACAGATTTCATAATGTATCCGTTAGCAGTTACTCCATCAGAAGTATGTGTTATAGGTATAGAATCCCATATTGTGTTTTGTTCAATCCAATCACTCATTTCTTTAGGTATTACTTTTCTACGTAAATTACTTGCTTTATTTATATTTGTTTGTCTTGTCATTTGTCTCACCTTTACTTTTTTAAACTTTTACTCATTTTTTAATTTCCTGAAAATATGCCTGTTATTTTTACCATTTTAATTACCTGATATTACATCTTTCATTTTTTATTTCTCCTGGCTACATAGCCTCTTGCAACTTTTTTTCTTCCAGTTCCTTGATTCTTTTTAAGAGCATTCTGTCCTCTGTCATGTTTACGTTCGTGGGCGCTTCTGCTAGGTCCTTTAAGTTTGTACTTTTTTAAATTAGAAGGTTTATTGTCCTTACTATCTCCATTAATATGGTCTACGCCTTCTCCTGGTTTAGCATTAGCTACATTACGATAACTTCGTCTGCCGTCTTTATACTGAGGGTTTCCCTTACCCGTCATTGCGGCAGCTATCTTCTTTTTAGTAGCCGGTGTCTGCGAGCGGCCACACTGTTCTTTTGTTTTAACCATTTTTAAATTCTCCATCTAAATAATATTGATATAAATATTAAACATAACATAATAGCATTAAAAAACAAAATTCCACAAATAGTTTTTATATCAGTGAATGAAAAAATTTTAAACATTCTACGTTCTAATAGATTCATTTTTTTACCCCATATGTTTAATATTTCTTTCTCTGCCACCAGGCATCATATTTCCTTTTTTTAAAGCTAACATTCGCTTTTCTTCATCAGTTAATACCTTAGCTGGTATTATCGGTGTAGAAGCTTGAGTTGCTTGTGTGTTGGCAAAAAATTCTTGCGGTGTCACATCTAATGTAATTTTTAGAGTTTTAGTGTTAAACTTAACTTCTTTAACTCCAAAATACGCTTTTTTAATGAGAGCCACAATGTCATCCTTACTTAGTATTATTTCCATAGTCTCACCTGTGTTTACTTATATACTAATGTCACTTCAACTATATAAATGTTTCGATTAATAAAGGATTGAATTGTTCTGCGAAGTCAGAGACAGCCTTCTCTTCCTTTTCATCTGAAAAATTAGAGCGATTTAATCCAAGACGTATCTCACTGTGTCCTAGCTCGTGTGTAATGGTTTTGTTAATTTCCTTTATGATATTATCTTCTGATAAGTTTTTCCATTGTTTAGCACTTAAATTGATTAATATGTTACCATCTGCTAGAGTAAAGCCTCTAACGTCTGTTAAACCATGAGGAAACAAAAACTTACAGCTTTTAATCATATCTTGTAAATCGTTTTCGTATAAGAATTCCATTATAGTCCCAACTCCTTTTCTAACGCACAAGCTTCACAATATTCGTCTTCAACATCTAATCCTGCATGTTCTCTAATTTTATTTATTTTCTTACATAATTCATTTGCAGATTTCATTTCATTACTTGTGGTCTTTTCACAGGTGTGAATCTTTCCTAAAGCTTCTTTAACCTTTTGTTTAGATAAACAATATTCAAAAACATCATTAGCTTCAATAACAATTCTTTTATCTAAAATAATTAGTTTCTTTTTCCCAATATCTGGAAATTGTTTATCAAATGTCATTCTCCTAATTTCTCCTTCCATGTTAATTTACGCTCTATGTAACCACCTATAAATGTTTTATTTTGACTCATACACATAGCATCTGACATATCATCCTTTACTTGGTGTACTCTTTTATCAAAATATTCTTGTTGAAATTTTATACTATCATTTTGCCATTGTAACCTCATTAAAGACTGTAATAAAGAATAATTATTACCAAGTTGTCTTGACACACCATAATAATTATTACTAAATTGTTCCATATTTTCATTTGATTCCATTTAGAACCTCCTTAGCATCTACTGTTATTATATCTAGAGCGAAAGGATATTTCTCTGTTTTTGATAAACATTCTTCCTCAGTCTCTGAGCCTAATATTTCTATAACTTGAAATCGTTCAGGAATTAATATATCTGCTCTTCCTTTATTATTAGCAAATCTGACCTCAGTATATATTTCTAGACCGTCTCTCATTAATTCTAAACATTTAAGAAATTTTGCTGTTTCATGTTCAGTTGAATTGTGAATGTGAGGTTTAACATAGTCTTTAACTAATTTATATGAAGAATCTGTTAGTTTCAAACAAGTATTAATTTTTTCCTGTTTAGTTTTTCGTTTCATTATGTATCACTACAATATTTTAACTAACAATAATATATTATTTTTAATCTTTATAAATGTTTCTATTTTACTTAGGATTAACATATAGGTTTTCCAGGAATTGGAGATTTAGAACTCATGTTCCATCCTTTTCTAGCAATATATGCCCACATAGTATATCCGCATTGTGAGCATTTTAATATAACTTCATCACTTTCATCATATTGTATCTTATATTTTACTTTCCCTATTTTCAATGTTCCATGACCACAAATGTAACATTTTATATTTAATTTATCAGTCATTTATAACGCCCTTTTTACATTTTTTACAAGTTAAATTGTTTTTAATATTTTTATCTGTAAATTTTCCATCAGACCTAAAATAAGTAGGTTTACCACATTTATTACAGCATACTATAGAACTTCCTTTTTCAGTTCTTCCTATAAATCCTAATGATTTTTCTTTGATTATTGTTTCTTTTCTTCTTACCATTATCATTTTCTCCAAGGTTTATTAGGTCTTTTAAGTTGTTCTGCGTATTCTTGACCAAGTTTTATTTGATTACGAATCAAGTTCTTAAACCATTGTTTTTTAGTTTCTTTTACCATCTTCGATTATGAAACTTGTAAATAACAACCCACAACCATAACTGTCATAACTATTGAAAAAACAAGGTATGATGTTATGAATTGTTTGTTTATTACCATCTTCGATTGTAAATGTTATTTCTTTATTTCTCTTATTTTTTTATCTGCTTTTTGATAACTTCCTAATTCATTTCTCAAGTGTTCTCACCAATCTATATCATTCATTTTTATTGACCTCTTGTTTGATAATATAGTTCTCCTGTTCTCCAGTCGCCCCATAATATACCTGTATTATTAAATGATTTATCTGTCACTAACCAATGTAACGGCATATATTCAAATAATTGTAATTTATATTCTCCGTATTTATCAGGCTTAGCTTTATTTGTTAAGATAGAATTTTTTACCATTAAAGCCATTCCTATTTTTATTTTATTCTCTAAACTGCTAACAAGTTGATTCTCCTTATCCAGTTCTGTTTCGTTACTCATTTTTACCTCTTTCACTTTATTTATTTTCTTTTACAATCATTACATACGTAATATTGTTTATAATCTTTATATGTAGGGTCCCAAGACACCGCGTCTGGATGAACTTTGTCATTCCTATCAAGATATATGAAAGGAAGTTTATGTAATTTTTCAAATCCTACACGTTTTAAACACCTGTCACAGTCATCAACATTGTGTGTTTTTTCATCATAACTCATTTTAATTTTTGGATAACCTCATCATTCATTTCATTATGTTGTTTTAAACATTCTTCTTTAGTTCCTAAACAATATTGAAATCTGTCACAATCTCTATTTACCCACGATGTATAAGGTCTATCTAAATCTTTATAAGTTTTATACCATAAAAATTTACTTCTTATAGCATATTTACTTCCTATCTTGACTAGTTTCATTCTCTCACCTATCCAATATTTAATTAAATCACCAAATCCTATTACAGCAACTAAAGTCGCCATTCCATAGACAGCTAAAAAACATACTATCAACAGCCCACCTATCAATTCTCCAACGCTCATTTTTTATCATAAATTATTTTAATGACTTCTTTTCTTCCGTGTTTACGTCCTTCCATGTAAGCATCACTTATCATTCGTTCCATTTTATATTTATAAATTCTTGTAAAGAACGGTAATTCATTTTCCATACCCCAAGCGTATTTTCCTGCATCATATAGTAATCCTATATACGATACTCTTTTTATTGCTGTTTTTTTAGTAATCATTTTCATTACCTCATTTTATAAACAATCATAATGTATTACTCCGTTTGGAGTATTACCACTTTTAAATCCTTTACCGCCAAATTCATCTTCCAAATATGTACCGTGAGAAATTTCAAAACATTCTTCTCTAGGTTTCATTTCTTTATTACATATATCACATTTTGTCATTTCTTTTCGCCTTCTTCTATTTTTTTAATATATTTAATATTCTTACCGTTATAATATGAACATACTCCTGTTATTAAATTTGATAATAATATCCAAGCAATAATATTTATTATATCAGGATTGATTGTAAGGATTGATATTAGGATTAATTGAGCTAATCCCCAAATAAAATGAAAAATTATTCTCACACATGAATATTTTTTAGATATATTTAATCCCATTTATATCTCCTTATAACAGTAGTATGTACAAACACTATACTACACCTTATACTGGTTTGTTTTTATATCTACAACACCAGTAACACACCTTATACAACCAGTATACACCTTATTACACCAGTACCAACCAGTAACTAACCAGTGTATACTCCTGTATAAGCTGTAACAGCTATAAGGACATATTCTGACAGTAACAGTTACTGTTATACTATAGGAGTCGTTCCAGCCCATAATGAAAAGCCCATTACTAAAAGCGCAAATATAACCACAAATATCTTAATTATTAAATTTTTGGTCAATACCATCAATATTACCCCTCAGGTTTGCTCTCACACGCATTTCCCTTCGA